ATACCACCTGGACGACCAAATGTATCCAGTGGAATATTTTTAACTGTAAAGGTGCATTCATAACCTTTTCCAGGTTCAAGTGTTTCGGGTGTAATCATAATTTCCTCCTATTGAAAATACCAAATCAATAATGCTATTGCAACAATCCAAGGTGCATATTGATAACCAAGTTTTGCAAATCCAAAAACAATGGCAAGGACAATACCAAACATGACACCTATAAATGCAAGTATCTCTATTGTTGTCCAAGCTAATTCTAAATTACCGTCCATTTAAACCTCTTTTAAAAAAGTGCCGGGCTTTTAACGTGGTCGCTTCACTGTCATACACACTAGTCCGGACTTTTAGCTAGTGTGTCCCCATGTCACCCTGCTTAGCCATAGATTTCAATTCACATGGGGCGAACCTACTCTCGCTTTTAGTGGCTTTAGATTATAGTCAGGTCATTTTCTCCGACTCCTCTAGCTGAGGGTTAAGCAAATAAAGGTTTCATTTCTGAGAACACTTTGTTAAAAGCATTCACTTCATATTCAAAATGCTCAAAGAATACATCATCATCTTCAGCATCGGACTTGCAATGTTCTTCCCAAGCTAGATTCATTGCTTCCATACCTTCAAGCATACTGCCATTACCAAAGTTTTTAATTGTACGACATGCATCATCAAAGGTCACATTCATCTCATAAAAGCTAGGGATTCTAAACATCTATCAACTCCTTGTTTCTAACTATACATACACTATAGCACCAAGAACTCTTACTGTCAACCTTTTTTTATAGAATTTTTTGAATTTTTTCTAATAATTCTTCTAAACTGCCATCATTTGAGACAATTCTATCAAAATTACTATCACTTTCTATCCAAGCCCATTCGCTTGCATGTACGTCCTTAGGTTCAACACCATTATCTCTGCGTTGATAAAACCAATCAGGCATATCTCCTCTGCGTACTTGCCATACTTGTCCTTGTACACTGTTAATCATACGCATTTCATTAGGAAAACGTACATCTGGTATTACCCAATTTGTATCAGGATTTTCCAATATCTTTTGTTTGACAAGACTTACCCAAATGCCGTCAAAAAATCCGTTACGCATACAATCAGTACCAAATAACTGAAGCACAAGACGAGGAGTAACTTCTCCTCCCGTTTCATTTGACCAAAACACATCAGCTTTTTCTCTCCAGATTCTACTGCGATCTGTATCGCCTTCCAACATATCTCTATCCCAACCAAACACACTAGCAACGCCATCTTTAAGTTTGTCAGCAAAGCTCAGTTTGTGAAAGTTGTGATTCTCTACTAAAATATCAGCAACGGTGCCTTTACCACTGCCGATTAGTCCGCATATTCCTATTATCATTCTTGTATTATATTAGGGAAAATTAAGTTTGTCAACCAATGATTACGCCAAGTCCTGCTTGTCCGTCAGCAAAGTACTTGAGATCATCTTCTAGTTTGTCCATAGCAGTAAGAGCATCATTACGCAATGCATCTGCATTAAGGCTTGTTCCGCCTTGTGGACCTGCAATAGTGTTAAATTTGCCTCTTGCTTCTGCTAACATAAGTTTTGCATGAGCAAGTGCATATTCTTTAATCCATGGACTACTGTAAGGGTCTGTCAATAGTTCTTCATCACTACGTTGTTTGTACACATGGATGTAAACAGTATCTGGTGCTTTAATTTTTCTATGGAGCAATAGTTTTTTGGTAACCGTATTCCAAGTAAATGTGTATTCACCGCCAAACATTTTACTTAAATGCTCTCTGTGTTGTGCTAGTGCGTCATAAATGCCTAAGCCTCCTGCTCTACCACTGTACAACAAGAAGTTGTTAAGATATGCAGTTTCAAAAGGTTCAATATCACCGCTACTTGCACTATTGAGTGTTCCACTGCTTCGTCTATAAACATCTTTAACTTCGATTATTTCATTGTCTAGTGTATATTCAGCTTGCTCTACACTCAAGTCAAGTTTTACAAATGCTTCTTCAACTGCATTTTCACTTCGTTGTCTATATTTTTCAAAACTTTTGTCCATAGATAGTTCGTAATGTTCAGGGTCAAGTTCAACGTCGACCATCTGTCCACCGAGTCTTAATTCTATCTCTTTTGTTAAATCATCTCTTAGTGCCATACTAATATTTATCCGTTATAGTAGTCCGCAGTGTATTTGAGCAGTTGCTTAATTTCTTTACTATTAGGCTCAAACACTTGTCTATACCTAGCATAGCTGGGTAAATCATTTTTATATGCTTCTGGATTGCGTAAAACTTGTTCAGGATTATCTGTGTCTTTTATTTCACTTGCTAGGTCACTACCATATGCCATAAGTTCATGTGGATCACGCAAATATTCACGCATCCAATCATTTGCATCTCCAGTTTTGTTTGCTAGTTCTGTACCTTTTTGATGACCACTTTTTATTTTGTTTACTTTATCCAAACCAATCTTAGTATACTGATTCCAATGAATAGTTTCATGTGCTAACATACGCATAACAATTTGTTTGAAAGTTTTTGGACCATACTTGCCTTCTAAATTTTTAGTGAACAAATATACTTGCATAAATTTTCCATTTTTATCTATACCAGCCTCTGCACTGATCCATTCATTTGGATCTTTGCGTTCTTGGTCAGTAGCGAAAAATTCTATAGGCAAGTTGTCATAATTATTGTTGTTTAGAATTTCTTCTAATTCATCAATATCATCAACGTCATTGTTGTCATCCAAGTATTCCTGATACTCGTCGATACTATCGTCAAGAAGGTCTTCTACCTGACTCATAAATTTTTTGTCAGGTTCTACCCGTGCTTCGACTAGTTCGTGCAATCTCATACAACTATTTATTTGAAGGCTTTTAAAATTATAGTGTCTGCGTTGAATCTACCATTAAGTTTTGTCTCAGTAGTTTTTAGATATCCAAACTGTGGCTTTAGTTTATGCTTGGTTACTTTCTTCCAATTTGGCAGTACTTCGCTTGGCTTTCTCACAGTTTTTTGTGTACTACGCATTTCATCATAGAACTGAAGTGTAGTTCCTTTGACTTTAAATCCAGCATGTTCTTGTGCATAGTAAATGCCTAACTTACGGTTTTTAGTATTGAAAACTACAACCGCAGTTGCATCGATTATATCACTTGGATTTACACTTGCAATACCAAAGTCTCCGTCGCTGGGCTTAAACTTTAGTTTTTTCACAAGCTCTTGAGCACTTTTTACTTTAGGCTTACGCACTGCTCTGTTTTGCTTTTGTTCAGCTTTCATAATCTCAATGGCATCAAACAGTCGCTTGTAAAAATCTGTTAGCTCTTTTATCTGTGGCTTACTGTATGTGTCGTAACCTTCAGCAAGTTGTGATTGCATATCGTCACGTTTACTAGCAGTTGGTAACTCAGCAAGCTCTTGAAGTTCTTGATACGGACCTTCAAACCATTTTGTAACAAAACGCAAATGACCCAAATTCATTTGATTCTTTTTAAACAGTTTTAAAGGCACTTTATCTTTAAGTGGATTCGCTTTACTGTCTCGCATCCAGTTGTCAATCCATTCGTCTAGTTCTCCAGCTTTTTCTTCTGCCGCTTCTTCTAAACGTTCTTGGATACTAGGTACATATGCTTTCTTTTTGTTTTTTTCATCAGCTTTTTTCTCTTCAATGATATCTTTGCCTGCTTCGATCAACTCAGCAATTTTAGGTTTGACCCATTCTGTCATTGGTCTGACTTTTCCTAAAGTGCCAGGCAATGATTGCCAATAATCATCTTCTGCTTGTACAAAGTCAGGACACCCGTCTAGTAGCATTCTACAGTAGATACCTATAAGTCCTTCATGCTTTGAGGCTTTTTTTGCACTAGATATCTCCGACTTGGAATATCCGTTTTCTTTCATCCAAGTAAAACAGTGTTCAATATTTTCAGTATGTTTGTAATTCATATACCAAAAATCATTTACTTGCCGTTTTAGTCTATGAAACTTTTCACCGTCTAATTTTTCCCAGCCTTCGAAGCTAGGTGCTTGTAGACCTTTAATTTTACGTCTTGCAAGTTTTACTTTACGTTTTTTTGTGCTTTTAGGTAATGCCATAATATCTCTCTGTTCATGTCTGTACACACTAATTTAGCATCTTTTGTATTTTTGTCAACCTCTAAGATATCGATAAATAACTGTATGCCACGTTTAAGTTTATACAAACCGACCAAAACTAACGATTATCACTACATGGATCGCAACATTCGTGAACAATTTAGCATTGGCGGAACAGGTGTACATGTACACAAATATTTAGGTCCAGCTGTAACGCAGGACAAAAACGACCCTGCACAACCAAATTATATTGATGGTAGGGAAGTAGATCCACTAAGTGGTGAGTTTATAAATGTAGAAGGCATTATAAATGAAACCAAAGTACAAGATCTACTGTTCATGGAAAACAGAGATAGAAAATATGACAAAGACATTTATGAATTACGTGGTGTTTATAATGTACAAGATACGGATTTTGACCTAACACAATTTGGATTATTTCTTAGCAATGATATGTTGTATATGACATTCCATATGAATGAAATGGTTGAAATAATGGGCAGAAGATTGATGCCAGGTGATGTACTAGAACTTCCTCATCTAAGAGATGCATTGTTATTGAATGCAGACAAAAAAGCAATCAACAAATATTATGTTGTAAATGATGCAAACAGAGGTGCAGAAGGTTTTAGTCAAACCTGGTATCCACACATTTGGAGAGTTAAATTAAGTCCACTTACAGACAGCCAAGAATACTACGATATACTTGGAGATGGAAGTGAAGAAACTCTAAAAGCTGATCTCAGCACATACAAAACAGAATTTAATATTAGTGATGCTATTGTTGAAGCCGCCGATGCAGAAGATCCAACTGGTGTAGCAATGACTGAACATTTGTTTGGTTATGATTATGCTACAAGCGGAGGCATTGTAAACCAACAACAAGGTTATTCACATGGTGAAAGCATTGCTAGTGGCGATCAATTTCCTAGCACACCAACAGAGGGTGAATACTTTATTAGATCAGACTTCAATCCTAATAGACTATTTGTAAGACGAGGAAATAGATGGCATAGACTATATGACAATATCACTGACCAAACTTGGACAGATAAAACATATAATGCTAGTGATTATATCAACAATGAAAGAACAACAGTAGTTGATGACCAAGAATTTAAAGAACAAACTGCACTAAGTGAAGTTATAAAACCACAAGCGGATAACACATAATGGCTTACTCAAGTTCAAAACTTACAGCGGTACCTTATTTCTACGACAAACAACTTCGTAGATATATCCAACAGTTCATTAGGATATTTGCAGGCTTTCAAGTAGCAATGCACAGTGACACAGCTGGCAATGTTGTGTACCAAACTGCACCTGTACGTTACGGTGATGTCAGTAGAATGGCGGCACACATTGTAAGAGAAAACAGTGAAAATATGATACAGACAACACCTTTTATAAGTTGTCATGTAACTGGATTAGAGACTGCACCAGATAGAAGAACCTTTGCACAATATGAAGAAACACTACCTGTATACGAAAAAAAGTTCAATGAGGAAACAGGTTCATATGAAAATGAGCAAGGTAGAGCATACAGTATTAAAAGACATCAACCTGTGCCTTACAATCTTACTATGCAAGTAGATGTTTGGACATCTAACACAGAACAAAAACTACAATTACTGGAACAAATACTAGTTTTGTTTAATCCAACATTAAACATACATACCAGTGATAATGCATTGGATTGGAGTACACTAAGTTACGTTGAATTAATAAGCAGTACATGGAGTATGCGAGCTATTCCTAGTGGAGTAGATGATATTATTGATATTAGCACAATGACATTTACAATGCCTGTGCTTATCAATCCACCAGCAAAAGTTACAAAGCAAACAATAATTCATACAATTATTGATAACATTAACGACACAGACGAAGCTGGACTAGATGCGATAAGAGCAGGAAATAATTATGTTCCATTGTTTACTAGTTACAAAGTTGTAACCTTGGACAATTACAAAATGAGATTTACTATGGATGCAAGTGGTAATGGCTCAGCACAATTATTGAGTGAGAGTGGCTCCAACGTTGGTCCTAGTGGCATACTTAACTGGCAAGATATTTTCAAACCTTTTGGTGAATTTAGAGATGATATAAGCCAACTAAGACTTAAACAAACAGATGACCCTGGTGTGACTGCAGGTGATATCATTGGCAATATAAAAGTTAATCAATCAGATCCTAACCTACTTGATATTTCTATGGACACATCAACTTTCCCAACGTCAACAATACCGGCAGTAGATGCAGTTGTTGATCCACAAGCAAACTTTCCTGGTGATGGAACAATATCAGCCGCACAAGATGGCGACAGATACTTGTTAACAAGAGCTGTAGCAGGAGGTTCAGGTTGGGCCGGCAGTGGTGCAGATATACATGATATCATTCAATACAGTGTAGGTACTGGACAATGGGATATTGTTTTTGATGCTAGTGCATTAAATCCTGGCGGTGCTACACAATATGTAACAAACACAACAACATTAGATAGGTTAAAGTACGATGGAACTCAATGGGTAAACGCATTTGAGGGTACTTACAATCCTGGATTTTGGCGAATATACCTATAATGATACAAGCAAGCGGATGCTGTTTTCTTGCCTTAGATACAGGCAGAATCATGCTACAACAAAGAAGTAAAAATTCAAGTCACCCATTGACATGGAGTTTTTGGGGAGGCAAAGCTGACAAACGAGAACGACCTATAGAAACATTACTGCGAGAATGTAAAGAAGAAATAGGGCCTTTACCTGATATTGCTAAAGTTCATCCACTGCACACATTTTTAAGTGATGATAAAAAGTTTACTTATAATACTTTTTGCGTCACAGTCTTTGAAGAATTTATACCTAGTTGTAATCATGAGAGTAGTGGTTACAGTTGGGTTAGCATAAACTGTTGGCCCAAACCATTACACAGAGGTGCTAGGGTTGTTTTAAGTAATAAACAACTTGTAGATAAATTAATTACCATCTATGAACGTGAAAAGAATCAAACCGACTTGCCAAATTGGTTAGATACTTTTTAAACTTCTGGAAATAAGCATTCATGTATAAATTTCTCAACATCGTTTGGATCTAATCCTAAACTTGCCATTACCTTAGGAGTATGAGGATTTTGTTTTTGATAATGACAGTATCTGTTTTGTTTACGTTTAATTTGATCTAAATCTAAACTAGTATTGGTATACTTGGGTAACTCTTCAAAATACATATCTAAATTATCCAATGCAATCTCTACTACTTGATCCATCTCCTCAGTAGTGTTTACATTTCCTACAGCAACCATATTACCCGAGAATATTGCTCTTGCCCAGTCTGGCAACTCTCTTTCTTTTCGCCATTCTAAATTTTGTACACAATCTCTAAACAAATCACACATAGGGTGATTCCAATCTACTGTAGGTGAATAATCATGGAATGCACCTGTAACTTTGTTTTTGCCTGCGATTATATCAAATCCATATATAGGTGCATTGTTATCAAAATTAGGAAAAACGCATATGTGAGTCATATACAATCCTTTTGTTGCTCTAGCATCAACACTGTCTATATGAGCTCGTCTAAAATGCTCGCCTTTGAATACTCGATTAAGCCAATCAAACTCTGGATCATCAAATTGTTCTTCTCCTAAACTAGCACACTTTTCAATTATCTTTTGTTCACATGCTATAAGTTTATCCCATATTTCGCTCATAATACTTCCTCTAATCGTTCTGCAAGATCTGAAATCATTGCGTTGCTATGCATTGGTGTAGGCGCAAATCTTAAACGTTCTGTGCCTTCTGGTACTGTTGGATAATTAATTGGCTGTACATAAATGTTATGATCATTCAGTAATGTATCGCTTATTTGTTTACAACGTACAGGATCTCCTACCAAAACTGGTACAATATGTGTTTCGTTTTCAATCATGTTTATGTTTTTGTGTCTAAGTATTTTCTTTAATCTTGTTGCACGATTTTGATGTTGTTTACGCAATTCAGCACCATGTTCACTACGCAAATATTTTATACTACTCAATGCTCCTGCACAAATAACAGGACTCATACTGGTGGTAAAAATAAATCCACTTGCTACACTTCTAATTGCATCAATGGCTACATCATCGCCTGCAACATATCCGCCTTGGCAACCAAATGCTTTACCTAATGTACCATTTACAAAGTCTACTTGGTCTTGTAATCCAATTAGTTCTAAGTAGCCAGCACCAGTATCTCCATAAAGACCAACAGCATGTACTTCATCACAATATGTCATAGCATGGTACTCTTCAGCAAGTGCAAGTATTTCTTTTACCTTGCTAGTATATCCATCCATACTATAAACACTTTCAAACACAATACAGGCTGTACCTTCTACCTGTGCTAGTGCTTGTTCTAAACTATCCATATCATTATGTTCAAACACATGCTTTGGTGCACCACTATGTCTGATACCTTGAATAAGACTTGCATGATTTTTGCTATCACTCACAAATTCTATGTCTGGTATTATTTTACTGAGTGCAATTAATGTCCATTCGTTGGCAACATAGGCACTGGAGTATAACAAAGACGACGGTTTGTTGTGTAATTTCGACAGTTCGTATTCTAGTGCAACATGATAATGACTGGTACCGCCAATGTTTCTAGTACCTCCACTACCAGCTCCTGTTTGATCCAGAGCAGTATGCATTGCATCTAACACAACTTTGTGCTGACCCATACCCAAGTAGTCATTGCTACACCAATTAACAATATTTTTTATATTGTAAGGACCGTAATAAATTGCTTGTGGATATTCTCCACGTTCTCTGAGTATGTCATTGAATACTCTATAATTACCACTAGTCTTTAGATTGGTTATTACGCTCTGAAATCTGTCTTTGTCTATCATGATACTCTTCGTACATTTCCCTATCAACATGTGTCCACGAACCAAACCATGTTGTTAATGTAAAGAAACCCATTTCATTGAATTCTTTTGTAACAGCGTTGTAATCTTTTATCCATTCTTTTATGTACTTTAACATAATTATATTTATAGTTAATCTTGACACTAGATATTTTTTACTATATACTATTACAAAATAGGAGTCAACAATGCATATCGTCACGGGTGCGGCTGGATTTGTAGGTAGTAATTTAGTTGCACATTTAAACAAACAAGGACACACTGATGTGTTGTTGGTAGATACCTTGTCTATGCACAAGACAAAAAATTTAGCAGGACTAGAGTTTGAAGATCTCATAAGTCCCAGTGAACTTTTGGATATGAACATAGATAGAAGCGACATAGTCTGGCATATGGGTGCTAATAGTAGCACTAAAGAAACAGACTGGAATAAAATATATAGCAGTAATGTTTTGTACACAAGGCAATTATTAGACAAGTGCAACACAATGATATTTGCCAGCAGTGCAAGTGTATACGGAGATAACACAGATACACAAGAAAAACCTTCAAACGAAGCACCTAAGAATTTGTATGCTAGTAGCAAACTTATCTGTGATAACATTATCAGAAACAGTGTTGTAAACAAAGTACATAGCTGGAGATTCTTTAATGTATATGGAAACAGAGAAAGTCATAAACGAGCAGTAGGAATGGGCAGTCCATATACCAACTTTATTAATCAAGCCAAGGAAACAGGTGTAATTAAAATATTCGAAGGCAGTGACAAAGTACAACGTGATTTTATATGCGTTGAAGATGTAGTAGATATTATGTATGAATGTTTATTACAACATGATGAAAGTTTCATTTGTAATTTAGGAACAGGCACTACATATACATTTGAGTATTGGGCAAAACTTGTAGCAAGTCATTACAATGCAGTTATAGAATACATACCAGTACCTGATGATCTAAAAGGCATTTATCAAATGTACACTTGCAGTGATAACAACAAATTACAAGACCTAATAAACTATGATTTTATATCTCCGCAAGAATTTGTAGAGGCTAATTTGTGATTGTAGTCATTGGTGATATTATTATAGATGAATATGTTTATGGTACAAGCACACGGCTTAGTCCAGAAGCACCAGTTCCAGTTGTAAAGCACGAAAAAACAGAACGTCGATTGGGCGGAGCAGGAAACGTATACAACAATATAAAAAGTCTTACAGATGATGTAACACTTATTGGTTATAGAAATGATACTACAGATTGGCCCGTTGAACTTTTTTGTACACATATGCCACTGAAACAGAGAATATATGCTGACAAACACTATGTAACTAGAATTGACAGAGAACAAACAATAGACAATAGTACATTGTTTGATTATGTAAAAAAACGTGTTCATAATTGTACAGTGGTCATAAGTGATTATAACAAAGGAACAATACAAGATCCGCAACGTTTGATAAAGATATTAAAAGACAATGGCTGTTATGTAATTGTTGATCCTAAACAACATTTAGATTTGTATGCAGGTGCTGATGTAATTAAACCCAACAAACAAGAATATGAAGAATACAACAATGGTGTTGATACAGATATGGTTGTTACTTTAGGTGCAGATGGATACATGATAAATGGCACACATTATCCAACACAACAACAAGATGTATATGATGTTACCGG